ATAACGAAAAGGTTGTATTTGATGTTGATAAGAAGACTGATTCCCCTGTTGAGTTTTCAAATGTAGTTATGAAGGGGACCCGTGTAAAGGCGGTTCTTAAGTGTAATGGTATTTGGGTGGCAAATGGTAAGTTTGGATGCACTTGGAGGGCAGAACAGATGTGTGTAAAGGTTCCTGAAGGAGGACTTCGTGATTTTGCAATCCTTTCTGATTCTGATGAAGAAGATGATACTTCTAGTGTAACATCTGGTTCCGGTGAAAAGCAGCAACTTATGCTTGAGGATAGCAGTGAAGAAGAAGAAGAGGTAAAGCCTACTCCTCCAACTGAGAAGAAGAAGGTTCGTAAGAGGGTAAAGAAGGTGAAGGTAAAGGATGAAGAAGAATAAATCTATAGTATAATTTAGGTAGTCGTAGGTGTTTATTAGTTATGTTTCTATTTTTTTTGCGTCGTTGGTGTAGGGGTTAGCATATCAGCCTTCCAAGCTGGTGTCCCGGGTTCGAGTCCCGGACGACGCACATGGCACTTTGGTCTAGTGGTATGATTCTTGCTTTGGGTGCAAGAGGTCCTGGGTTCGATTCCCAGAAGTGCCCTTTTTTTGTTGATAATCAAAAATTATCTTAAACGTAATACTAAGTGAAGTGTTGATTCTTTTTGAATATTATAATCGGAAAGAGTCCTACCATCTTCTAGTTGTTTTCCAGCAAAGATAAGTCTTTGTTGATCTGGTGGTATTCCTTCTTTATCCTGTATTTTCGCTTTAATATTTTCAATTGAGTCAGATGCTTCTACTTCAAGGGTTATTGTTTTTCCAGTTAAAGTCTTTACAAAAATTTGCATTCTATTTTATAATGGTTTTTATTTTAATTTAATCGAATTGAATATTTACATGAGATGATATATGATTACCATTAATAAAGAGAACATCATCGGATCATTCGATACATAAACAGTATATACAAGTAATGATAAACATGTCATAAAGAATGGCGATTTCATTAATTGATTTGTTTTATCTTTAATTTTTTCCTTCAAGTTAATACCAAAGAAATGATTTATTGGCGAGATCAGTAGTAGTAATAGAATAATTAATGAAAGATTAATTATATTATTATTCTTTTTTAATAGATTTGAGAAAGGTAAAAGAGCATGGTTAAATTTTTTATGAACATTCATTTTATAATAGATAATATTATTTAATTTGAGAGGTGGTTAATTAAGAATAATAGGAGGACTAACATATTTACATTGCCGATTTGGTATGAAACAAATACAAGTAACGTTAAGAGAACACGAACCCATTCGTTTGAAACAACTTTTCTTAATTCATTTTCTACTTTCCCTTTAACATCATAGGGGAGGAAATAATTAACTGGGAACAAGAATAATACAGTTAATGAGATTAATACAAGGTTGATTGTTGAACTATTTTTTTTTAGTGCTTGAGAAACAGGTGAAATAACTTTATCCATTTTATACTATAGAAAACATTTTTTTTTAATCAAAGTCTAAAATTACAGGGACATTTCTTTGATTTAATCCTCTGGATGCTGATTTTGATAATTCTTGTCTTTTTTTTCTTTCATTTGAAATTTTTTTATGTTTTTTTATTTGCATAAAACTGGATGTCATATCAGCCTCAATATTTGAATAATTATCAAGAATATAATCAATAATTAAATTATCAATTGCCCATTTAAAAAAATTTAATTGTCCAACGGTTGTTTCAATCATTTTACCCTCATCATACTTAAACTCAATTCTCTTTCTTCTACAAAATGGATCAAACTTCTTTTTTGAATACGATTTTAATTGAGATTTATAAGAATGATAAGTATTGAATTGTTTATAAATAGTATTCCCATTACTCTCAAATGTTTTTACCCCATGGGGTGTTTTATAAATTGTATAAAAGATGTTATTTTTCTTTGAATAATTCGTCACAAACCAATCAATTATCCTCAAAGATATTTTATTATTAACCTCAATAACCTCTAATAATTTTGTAATATTCTCTTCTTCTTTATAATACTTATAAAGAGATTCTAATAGGATATCCATTTTCATAGTTATTATGAAAATCCTTTAAATAATTTATTTATTAATCCAATAGATTCCTTGTAAGTATGCATCTGCCAAATCATCTTTTTTCTTCGAACTATCAAATAAATCCTGAAATTTTTGTTCATCTTCTTTTATCATTTCTTCAGTATACTTAACACTTAAGAATTTATTCTTCTTGTATCTATTTTTCTTATCATCATTATAAGGACATATTACAAAGGGACCTTTATATACCTTCAATTTATTCCTCGCGTTTACCATAAAAACCTCTTCAATTGATGATTCTTTATCCATAACACCATTCATAATAAAGAATGTATAAATTATCATTTGAACACTCTTCATAACCGGGTTTTTTAATGCGGGTTGATTTTCAATTAATACATATTTTACAGAATCGGTATTAATGAGAGTTAATTCTTCGATACAAGTTTGAGACAAATGAAATAGATCATCATTCTTTATTTTCTTTACTTTTTTAAATTTCTTTTTATGTGCCGAACAGCAATATTCAACTTCACCATTAATAACTGTATGTGTTGCTTGATTTTCACACTTCTTCCTTAATGTAACTTGACAAATTGGATTCTTATTTAAATTTAATATACCCCAATCAATAATATTCTGTTCAGGTGTTAAAATACAATATGCCAAGTTCTTAATACCAACATCGAATGATAGATAATTCATAGAATTATATTCTGTTATTTATTTTAAGTAATTATTTAATTCCACTGGATTTCTTTGAATTCGTTAAATCTCTTTAGATAAACGAAATTATATGTTAATATTATAAAACTAAGGAGAGTTAAGATATAAATATGATCTGTATACCTTAAATCAACGATTGGATCTAAGAATTTGTTCATGAAAGATTCCCCTCTTTTAACATTTCGTATCTTACACTCTAAGTATGCTACTGAACAAACACGATAATTCGTAGTCACTTTAAACGAAGCAAAAGCCAAACAAAACAAATATACAAGAGGTAATTCCTCTCCAGAAATCATCATAAGAATACCTATAAAGAGGTAGCTATATACAAATAATAAATGAAACATAATCAATATATATATTAAATGATAATAAAATAATAAAACTATTTCAATATTCTTTTAAAAAATATATATAATTAATAATATATACTCATAATGAAGAGAATAGATTTTTTAAACTTGTTCTTAATAATTATTATCATTTATTATTTACTCAGAGGTAAAGACATAGTTGAAGGGAGTGATAATTCTAATAAATGTAGTAATTTTGATACTTGTAAAGAATATCCTTATGAATATAAATCAGGGGGAGATACATTAGGTCAAGATCAATGTTTGGATGGATCGGTAAATTGCGATGAAAATGAAAAAATAATACGTTGTTGTCAAAATAAAACTGATGTATGTCAAGGTAATATTGATTCTACAAAGGATATAGTTTGTGAAGATGGATCTTGGCCAAAAGTAGATTCAAACAATATACCTTATGAATGTGATGGCTCAGATGATGAAACAGAAAATTGTTGGAGGGAAGGAGGTAGAAGTCTAAGTGAATTAACAAATGAAGAACAACAGAATATATGTTGTACATCAAGGAATGATTTCTTATTAGCTGAACAGTTTTGGGGTATCCCATATCTTATCAGTAAGGCTTCGAAAAGCTATGATGATTCAAAAATACTAAGAAATGATGGAACAATTGATGAAGCAGATGAATTATTAAATGAGGCATTGAAAATGTTACACGAAGCAAAAGAGTTAGATACATCTGGACGTTATGGTAATATTCCTTCATTAATTAATGATTGGGGGAACGAATCTGGTTTCCATTTGGGTTCGGGGATGTGTATTGGAAATATTGATCAAACGACCGATATTGAATGTCCAAATGATCAATCATATGTTGATCAACCATTTATTAAGACAGGTTCTGATACTGATACATGTTGTCTAGTAAGTGGATTTTGTGTAGGAAATACAGCGGGGGTAGGGGATATATCGTGTCCAGATGGAATGACAATTAAACCAGGCGTTGTTCAAGGGACGACAATTGAAGAATGTTGTGATAGAGAAGTTACCTGTCGTGGAAACACAAATGTAAACCTTAACTTCAATTGTCCTCCACCACTTATTCCAGTTATTAATAGTAATACAAAAAAAGCAAATACTAAAGAAGAATGTTGTAGGCATCCAGAAGAAAAAGATGAAACAGAATTAGAACCTACCTCAATGAATGAGACTATTTCAGGGACAGTAGTAATTAATGCGGATTTAATGCAAAATGCAGGCGCAGAAGGTTCAAGTAAAAGGAAGATATTTATTAACAACTTTCAAGAAGATATCTCAGAATATATTAATAATTTAAACAAGTTAAATCTATCTCCAAATCAGGTAATTATTAATAAAATTTCTAAAGGTTCTATAATCATCGACTTTAAAATTATCCCTGATAATATAACAGGAATATCAATCTCAAAAGAATATTTTTCATTTATATTTAATAAAGAAATACCTTTACCGAAAATTGGACATAGTATATCAAGTATCTCTAATGTAAGGGTAATTTCTTGGTATAATTTAGAATACTGGCCTCCGTGGGCATGGTATGTCGTTGTTTCAATAATTACATTCTTAATTGTTTTGATAATCTTCGTGTAATTTTCACCCCTTTTTTTTTAAAAAATAATATAATTTATATTATATTATATATATATTCGATGTCAAGTTGTAAGGCTCCTAATTGTAATTTAAAAGATTTTTATGGATGTTCCAATAGTTTAACATTCTGTGATATTATGGGAGATGATGTTAGTTCTGATGCTACTTGTCTCCCCAAAGGAGATGATACAGGTATCTATCATAGGGATGAAGAAAGTTGTAATATTCCACATACATCAAGTAGTCCACAAAAGGAATGTGAAGAAATTATAGGTTGTGAATGGGGTTATCCTTCTGTATCAGTAGAAGGTAGTTTATTAGAGAAGTCATGTGTCCCTATGAAAAGAGATGGTAGTAGTGCAACAAAGGAATATACTTGTGGAATAAGTAGTGGCCAAGGAGGACGTGTATCCGTTTTTAGTACAAATGAAAATATAGCAAGGCATTTATTAACAGAAAAAGATACATTTGGCTGTCCAGCGGGTGACTGCGAATACACACCAATGAAAAAAATAAGAGAATCAGGGACCTGTTCTGGAACTGTGTCCGCTTTGTTCGGCGAAGAAGGTGTAACTTGTGAGACTCAAACATCATTGAATGAATGTTTAAGATATGGATGTGATTGGGACCCAAAAGATGAAGCATATTGTGGAAAAAAAAGAATATTAACCGATCAGAATGGTGAAAAACGTAACAGACTATGTAAAAAAATAACTAATCCGAGTGAGGAATCATGTAATTATTGGGGTTGTATTTGGGATATAAATGGTGATAGAACCGGAGATGAAGGTGTTGATTATGATAAAAATACATCTGGTTTATGTATCGATCCCGATAAAAATGGATGTATGAATAATTTTTGTTCAAAAAATACAATGCCTTTAGGGGGTGGATTAAGGAATAGTTTTCATCCAGATGGAGTATGTGAGTATAACCCCGAGCTCGACGATCAATTATGTAGTCCTAGTCTCCGTAAGATAATTAATTATCGTACACCAGGGTTGATGGAGATTCCAGAAGGAAATAGTGTTGATGAAATTGAAGAAATCGGTAATGTGAAGATAATGATTGCGAATAAAGAAAAAGAAATTAATATTAATTATCCAGATGATAATGATAATACAAAAAGGGATAAATTAAATGAATATGTTGATGACTTATATCGTAAAGTATGTGAAGTGAGGGGTGAGTTTAATGAAGAAACAAAATCGTTTAGTAAAAATACATATGATTATGGAAAAAGAGAATGTCTTGGCGAAAATGAATTTTCTGATACACTCGAAGAAAGGGATATTAATGGAATATGTCAAAGAATGAGAAAAGGGAATAAAGAATATAATAAAAGCTTCTGGCCAACTATTGATACGACGAGCGAAGAAAATGGTGACAAAATCCGTAGGATATCAGTCGATTCTAATTCACCCTATATCCCTTCTCTAGGTGGCGGTGAATCAGAATTACTATTAAAGTTTGGAGAAGTAGACCCTAAAGGGCGATGTTTAAGTAAGGGGCCAACCTCAGATGAAATTTATAATTGCGCCCGCATTACATCTCGTGAATTATGTAATAATATCACAGATACAAGTGATCAAACTAAACAAATTTGTGAATGGTATGACCCCAATGAAAGGTGTAAAGTAAGGGAAATTGATAAGGAGAATAATCGTTACTATGAAATAGGACACTGTTATAGACCAGTTAGTTTTGTAAAAGTTGGTGCGGAAAACCCTCGGAAGTTTACAATGGATACCAGATTAATTCCAGGTGGTTATATCTCACCCCAGCCGGCGCGCAACACTTTTTTTGATAGTTATATAGATAATGACAACGAGCCAGACATCGGAACTGGATATATTAAAGTTCAACTAGGATGTTTGAATATTACTAACCCCACGCCGGCGGCGGCGGGGGAGAATAACAAATATATTTATTCTGATTTATTTAGAATGGTGGATCGAAATGCTGGACATAGCTACCCCCGCACAGTAACAAACGGTATAAAACCCGGTGGTGGAGAAAACGTAGACCCGTTCGTGTATGTCGACGGAAACTATAACGCCGAGCCTTTCAACTTTCGACATGTTATGCTTCATGGGAAAATAAACCTTGAAAAAGAGAGGGGGAACAACTGGCATCAAAATAAGATACATTGGTATGGAGTTTCATTTTTTAGAACGCAAGATATAGACCGGGTGAACGTTTATAATAACTACGAATCAGCAACCGTCACGGCCCCGAGAAGTAATCGGATGCCCCGACCCAGTCACGGCCACATAATTAATTCTTCGCCTATTATTAATTGTAATTTTAAGGGGAGAATATCAAGTATTGAAGATGAATTTTTTCCCAGAGTGATGAAAGAAGGTGATAATAAATATTACTTATTCCCCCGTCCTGCCCTTATTAATGGCGAATGGGGCAAACAACCATATTATTATGAGGACACCTCATTAAGTAAAGTGAATAGTGTATTTTTTAGATTGGAAAATGGTGGAGAAGAAGAAGCAATATATAATAATATGATTATAAAATTAAGTGGAAATACTACTGCTTATGGAGAAATAATATATTATGCGGGGGGCGCGGCAGGTAACAATTATGTATTTATTGATTGGAAGTTTGATCGGGCCGTGGTCAACGAAGCAAGACGGTTATTGTCAACGAGTTTAAGTGGATGTCAGCAAAAAACAAATGTGGCTGAGGCTGGGGGGGATTGGCAGCGGCCGATTGTCAACCTTTTAGGTTCGCCAGATGATTATTTAATAGAATTGATCAAGTTAGATATTGGTGATAACCCTGAGCCCGATTATTTAGTAGAGGAAATAAGGAATAAAGAAAATTGGAAGATAGTATTTACCAACCCCGTCGCCTCTGGATCTACTGGAAAAATATTATATATATTTAAAATTAAAGGAACGGATGACAGTAGCGGACAGAAAGCGACTCTACCTGTAGAATTAATATATGCACCCCAGGAGGCGGTCTCGTCTTTACCCGCCGAAATAACCTACGATGATTTCTTACTTATACCACCTATAGATGATAGTTCTTATTATGAAATAGACCCTACGATTAAGATGTCTAGAGATATTGACGATGATAGTCTGGTAACAATAGACCGGGTGTGGCCTAATTCGGATAATCACCCCGCCGTTCGCACCTTAAATAATGACCCGATGCTGACCGGAACTATTTACAATAAACCACTGGACCCGGTTGTGACGCCGGGAGACTCCTCAATAGATGATATCTTTAATGGCTCGGTGAAGGAAATTCTCGGCGACAGTAGAAGTCGTGATAATGCCACTTTTACTATTCCTAAGAATACTATACTTTACGATACCACTAATCTAAACCATCACGTGTCAGAGAAAAATTTAAAGAATAATTTGATAACTGCAGCTGATGCGTTTTCCCCCCCCCCC